CTCAAGATGCACGATGACTTCCTTCCTAGCCGCTCGGCTTCTTTAGAGTCGAGTCGCGACCAGGGTGGTCAGAGAAATACGATTTCATCTTTGTATGGGGCTCTAGCTGAAGAAGATCTCTTCGCGGGCATCCTCACTGATCGTGACGGTACCCTTGTTGGCTCCTCGACGTTTGAACTCCTTGGGATGCAGTATAGACCGTATGTGCTTTTAAATCACACTATCGTCTACAATGCTGTATTCGAAGAACGTCGTCCGTTAACTCATTTTCATGACCCTCGAAGCAGTTGGAAGATCTCAACTGCTTCTTTCAACTCCGACTTATATCTATCCGCCAGGATAGAAGCGGTCTTGGAGCCTCTCAAATGCCGTATTATCTCCAAAGGTCCTGCTGTTGACTATTTTGCATGCAAGCGCATCCAAGATTGCCTACATGGTGCTTTGAGGAAGATGCCAATCTTTCGATTGGTCGGCCAGCCTGTTACAGGCGACATGCTGCTCGATCTGGAACATGATCGAGGCGACTATTATATCTCTGGTGACTATTCAGCAGCTACTGATAAATCATCAGGGATTCTTGGTCTAGCTATTTTGAGGGCGATCGTCTCAGAACACTATGTGACCGACTATCTTAACGGCCGTAAAAGGCTCTTAGGTTATAGTCCGTCACCTATTGGTCAAAGGATGTCCTTGGTCGCTGAGCGTGTCTTTGGTTTCCACCATTTGAATTATGGACGACGAAACAAAGATACTGGGCTCTTCGATGAGATGGATTGTATCCAGTCTCGCGGGCAGCTCATGGGCTCAATTCTATCCTTTATAGTTCTTTGCCTGCTTAATCTTATCGCTTATCGTAAAACTGCTGAGGTCGCAAACCTGCCGCCTGATGCAGTTTTAATAAACGGTGATGATATTCTCTTCCGCGGACCCTTTCACTCTTATGAGACTTTTGTAGAAGTCGCAGCTGAGCTTGGGTTCGAGTCGAGTTTAGGCAAGTGCTATTGTCATCCCACTTATGCCAATCTTAATTCTACGTGTTTCATGCGTAGTATTAATGTTGGGTCTGGCATGGTTTGTTGCACTGAAGTGCCTTATCTCAATGCCAGCCTGGTCTTTGGTAAGCATAAGGTCCAGGTTGATGAGTCTCGTGGTGAGACCGCACCGTCTGTTTCTCATTGGAATCAGATCGTGCGCTCTGTGCCACCTCATCATGGTAAGTGGTTGTGGCGGCTGTTCTGTAGATATAACCAGGAGAACCTCGGGATCCTCACCCGGGGTGAGAAGGAACCCTTCTTGCCATGCGCTCTTGGAGGCCTTGGTTTGATGAGTCCGTTCCCTCCTCGTAGGAAGGGCTCTCTGAAAAGTAGTGATATCTTCGATGAGCGGCCTCTTGGCCGCCCAAAGTTGAAAGTAGCTGCTCTCCTAAGAGCTCTTGGGTGTAAGGAGACGATGCGCCAGAACGGCCTTCGCCTTACACAGCGACCAATCATGGGCAATGATCGCATTGAACGTGTGATCAGAACTCATTCGTTTCTTGAGAAGGAACGAGACGACCTGCATCGTTATTTTGACGAAGAGGAACGGGTCGCGGTTTGGAGACAGACAATGTCCCGCCAGCGCGGAAAAATCTCGGCTCTTGATCTAGCCGGGACGGTCATTGTCTTCGCTTAGTTCTCATGGGGTTGTTGTCGTTAAATGGTCCAAAACGG